AGTTGCAGGGTCAGTAACGTCTTTCTTAACCGCACGAAGAAGACCAACGATTTTGTCATAGATACCTTCTTTGCGATAGTCATGGTTAAATCTCCAGAACTTAACACCATCAGCTTCGTTATCTCTATCGATAATCTTAACGATGTACATCAACTTTGCATTGTATTTCTTTGCAAGTTCTTTGTCAGATTCTTTTCCTGTAGACATAAGGGCTTCACGAGCCTCACAGAAAGGGCAAGCTTCACCTTTTTCATGTTTCAAACATGCGAATGTTTTCCATTCACCGTCTACTTGAACCTTGTGGCCGCGAAATTCTGTAAATGGACTTGAACCATCAGCAGTAGGGAGGATTCTTATTACTTTTTCAGCACGTAATTCCTTGTCTTTAAGGGTTGTGTTGAAATAGTTCTTAAGGTCGTAGACCTTTTCGGTTTTCTTTTCGTACTTAGGCTTTGTGTTGCTTTCGTACTGTTCTAGCATTGCCGTTAGGCGATTTTGTTGTTCACTCATTTTTTTAATTTAATTTATAAGTATGTGTTATTTTTCAATCATTTTGTTATTACAAATATACTAAAAAATATGTAAAAGTCAAGTAGCTTTTTCACATTTTTTTGTGTGTAATTCAGCGTCTTTTTGCAAAGATACTAAACGTTTTCTATAAATGCAAGTAACACCCGTAAAAAAATAAAGGCCCTTGTTAGGGCCTCTATTTATACTTGTTCTTCATCATATCCGTCTATTTCTTCTTCGTCATAGTCGCTATCCACTGCGCTAAACGATTTTTTAATATCTGCATCGCTATAGTTGTAGTCTACGTCGTCTTTTTTAAGCACATATTCTTTGGGGTTTTGGTTTTTACCCATAACATCATACATACCTTCTTTATCTGACCAATAGTCACTAAGCTTTTGTGTAAAAGGAGCTGAATCTAATGACCTCATTTCCAATTTTTCAACTGGTGTAGGATTTCTTTTAATCATCTCTTTTTCTAAGCCTTCAATCTTATCGGTTAAAGCTGTCATGTTTGATATCCTAGCTTCAAGTTCTGAGAATTTTTGAAGCAAAGCTTCCGTATTTTGAGTTGCAGCATCAGCAGCTTGTTTGGCTTCTTCTGAACCCTTAACCAAAGAAGTTACATCAACTTCAACATCATCACTAGCTGGTTCAGCGGGTGCTGGTTCTTCGGCTGGTTCTTCAGCTGGTTCTTCAGTTGGTATTTCTGTTGGTTCTTCAGCTGGTGCCTCTTGACTAGCATCTGGTGTTCCTTCTGGAGATGAAGCATCGCTAACACCTAATTTATCAGCAACAGCATTTGCATCTGCGCCTGTTGAATCATCAGGTACCTTATTGAATTCGTCATCAGCTTCTTCCAATTCGTTACCTAGTATGATTTCTTTGAACTTAGGTTCTTCTTTCTTTTCTTGATAAAAGTCATATTCAAGCAATCTTTTGAATCTGTTTTGCTCTTCTTTCAATAATTCTGGGCTAAACTTTTTCTTCATGTTATATAAGTAATTGTCTTCCGTCTTCTGTTATTATTTTCTTGTTAATCCTCTCGACAATACTCTTGTCCCCCTTTATGATACAAACACCAGAGCTGCAATCAACATCTTGGTTTTGACCTTGAAGCATAGCATCTAATGCTGCATCAAGAGCCTTTGCTTTTGGGTCGAGGTTTTCTTTTTTAACTTGTTTTTCCATAATACATGATTTATTATTATAAATATCGTGATTATGTTAAAAAACCCTTTGTATGTTGAAAATACCGAGTTCTTTGCCGTTGATAAGTATCATTTTGTTCTGATATTCTTCCCAATCTATCTTTACGTTTTTAGGGTCAGAATTACCGATGTTATCACCAATGGTTTTTTCAATAAGCTTGTTAAGAGCGTTTATGGTATATAGGGCATTTCCCTTTTTATGGATAGGTATTGCGCCTGGAAACATTTCCTTTAGGTTAATGTATTGGCCGCTAGGTATCGTTAGTTTAAAGGTGATAACAAGTTTAGATTCATCGTCTAGGTTTTTGTAGCAAAAGACCTTATCCTTAGATATACTAAACTTGTTTTGCAAGTAGTCAAGGAACCAATCAAGTCTTTCAGGGAAGATGAATGTCGCTAGTATTATTGTTTTGTCCATTTTTTATCGCGTATAAGTAGGGTGTATAACGCACTTTGTTATCAAGTGTTTCTATTATCTTTTTATACTCTATAATTATTTCGTTTTCACACAAAAACACATGCGAAAGCTTTTTAATTTTGGATAAAATTTTTCTAGCGTCAAAACCAATGAAATTAAGCAGTTTAAGGTCTATTCCGAAGATAAATTTTTCAGAATAAATATAGACCATGGTCTTGTGTCTATAGGTTATCGGGTCCTTTAGGGAATATATCTTTCTTACTATCTTAGCTAGGGTTCTTGGCCTGTATTGAATTGGGTCCACAAAGACATAAACCAAGTCCTTTGTTAGGTCTTCATAAGTCTTGTGAATAAACCAGCTAAGTGTTTCTTCGTAGTTATCCCTTTTTTCGTTACGTTTAAATGACCAATATAAGTTGGTCTTTATTTCTGGATTGGTTATATCGAAGTCTGGATAGTTTTTTGAAACATAGTCGTACCCAACCAATAACGTAGGTAAACCAGATATGATGTCTTTCTCTGAATTAACTACATTGAAGTCTTCTGGTACGTCAATCTTGTTGGTTGTAACTATATTCGCAAGCTTCATCTTGCAAAGATACTAAAAAGATTTTAAAATAGCAAGCTTAGTATTTTGACAAAGCAAGCTTATAAATTTCAAATAGTTTTTCTGGGGTGTAATTTGGTTTGTTGTTTGGGTAATAAGATTCACCGTAATTTCTTACTTCACCATTTGCGTTTTTAATTGTACTCGTAACAGGTAATGAAGCCCACCCACTACTTAAAAGATTTAACGCCGAATTAAAAACACTTTGAGTTGTAAGCCTAGTTTTATCAAAACTTGAACCCAGCTTAGAGTTTATCAACGTAACAGCTTTTGTATCTTGATTGGCAATTGTTAATGGTATATTATTGCTATCAGTACCATTCGTCCATGAAGGGTACTGAAATTGATATCTACCAGCGGCTATCCAACTCTTATTATGGACGATATTTGTTGTTGATGTCCATCCTACGATAATACTTGGTGGAGTACCAAAAACAACATCATAACCGTTATTTGAAACACCAATTGTTCCCTCTGCATAAGACAACATATCTAATAATGCTTTATCTTCTTTTGTCATAATTTAACTTTTTATCTGACCTAAACCCTTTAATTTTTCGGATTCGGTTGGTAATTGATTGCTTGTTAGTTTTTGTGTCGCGCCAGCTGGTAAGTTTGATGTTATCAACTCTGGTATTTGATTATTTTTTATTTTTGTATCTACATCAGTTGGAACCGTAAATTGTATGTGTATATGGTTATCGTGACCTTCAAAAGCTGTCAATATATTCTTACCAGAAGTGCTCTTTTGACCAGAAAAATGACTTATTAAAACAGGGTCATTAAAGAAAATGGCATCTACGTGAACACTGGTAGATTTTTTATCTTGGTCGATTACTAACTGAATAAATCTCTTGTTTGCCTCTTGGTCATAATTAACACTATCTTTGTATGTATACGTACCTGCTCCAGACCTTGGGTCTTTTGTTCTATCGTTTGACATTAACATTATATCCACAGCTCTACCAGTGTAGTGTAAGCTACTATCACCATGTTTTTTATAAGCCCCTCCATTTAAAGCACCAAAACAATTAACATAAACAATGTTTGTACTTTGTTTATTTGGTGTTTCTTGTGTATACCATAACTTAGATAAGTTTTCAACAAATTTACCAACAGCTTCCATAGCATAGCTATCACCATTAGGGTATGTTCCATCATTAAATTGATACTTTAACGTATCGCTAGGGGTTATATGATATGTTACAAAAGGTATTTGTTTTGAATACCCAGCTGGCGCTGGAATCTTATTAGGTGAATTTTTAAACTGACCAACAGCAGTTGTTGTTGAGTTAATACTATCAATCGTATCAAGCAATGACATATACAGAGAGCTAGCATCTAGTATCTTGGTTTCTGGCTGTCTAATCCTAGACCCAGTAATATGTGTTGTCATGTGATTTGGTTTTATGCTGTGCTTGACGCGAGTAACCATATATGCACCATGAAACATCGGTATGTTATCCAATTGAAAATACATTAGCGGCTGAATCATAGCGTTTCCTAGCATTTCAAGCTCAACCTTATAGCTTCTAACAGCATGAACGTTATATATGTTTTGACCACCTAGGGTTCTGCTTTTTTCGCTACCCTTTTTAGCTATCGAATCGGTAATCAATAATGATTCTTCGGTTTCACTAAATTCACTTTGGTCCAAAACAATATCTTTAAATATGTTTTGATTTTGTTGTCCATATCTTACATTAAAGAAAGTTACTGGTTCTTCATAATCCCATAGATTACTTGTGAAATCTTCTGGCAACCCTGTTAACGCTCCATTTATACATCTAACATCAAAACCATCATTAGGGTAGTTTGAATCTTTAAAATCTAAGTGTTTTGAACCTTGTCCAGCATACACACAAACAAATGTTGGATAACAGGTATTTTTTTGGTTTGTTATCGCGTCCATTTCATAACTACCAAGTGGTTTAAATACAGTCTCAAGTAATTTTTCATCTCTATAGTTAATGAATGATGGTAATGCATCAAAGGTAAAGTTATTTGACGATAATAAGCTTGTTATAGCATCATAAGCACTACTATTTGGATTAGATGTCAAATATGTTAGAATTGGTGTTGGGTTCACGGCTAATTCATCGCCTATATCTCTAAAAGACCTAGTAACAAATCTAAAGCTATCGATTAATTTTGGTTCACTAGCGTTTCTTTGTTTGGCTAAGCTTTTATCGACTTCGCTTCTATTATTTCCACATCTAAATATAACTTCTTTATCATCTTTTGCACCCCCAATCCATTTATCATATATGTTTTTGCATGTTCTATATATTTGAAACTTAATAACGTTTTCATTATCTGTACCAAATAAATCATTTTCTGCCTTTTTCTTTTCAGCATCTTCTTTGCTCGACTTATCATTTTTACGGATATTTTCAAGGAAGGTTGTTAAATACGTATCTAAGTAGGAATTTGGTATTATTATATTTCGTCTACCCTTATTCATATTGGAAGACTCAGCCCAAATACTATACGTTGTGTTAGCTAGTATAACTTCATTATTTACAAAATACTTTGTTAGATTATTTGCAACATTAGACCCGTCTTTTATTTCTAAACATATATTGTATCTATAATCTGGGTGACCACCATGACTTGCATCCCAATAAATAGGGTTAACCATAGAATAGTTTTCTGTATTCTTAAATAAGGTTTGAAATTGTGTTTTACTTACCGATACGGTACCATTTGCGTTGTTTGTAAAATTAATTTGGTTATAATTAGTAACCCAATTTGTAGTTGTAGAATCGATTAGCTCTAGGTCTTTTTTAAATGCTGGCCAATCTGATGTTACAAAATCATTAAATATATTTTTAAATGTTGTTTTGGCTTGGTCTGGTAAAGTTAGTATAACAGTATCTAATTTTTTATAGCTATTTTTATCCGAAATGAAAGACATTGAAACACCAATATAATTAGTTTTTATTGTTAAATACTCATCTTTTTTAGGATAGTAATCATCACTTATTTGTGAACCAAATGTTGGAATATAAGATATTAATCCATCATGAAACGTAAGTATATCGTTATCACTTTCATATCTTGTTAATAAACCACCAATAAATGCGGCCCAAAGTTTTGGTGCTGAAACAAAACCAGCTCTTTTAGCAAAGGTATTTAATATTTCATAACCACAATTATTAAAAATTGTACTGTTAGCGCATTCTTCTGTATCATTATTTAATCCTTTCCAAGGAAACGAATGTAAAAATAATAAAGCTTTAGCTTGTTCATTTGTTTGCTCATAATATAATCGACTACCAAATAAACTTATCGGAGACATACCTAAAGTATTTATTAGGTTTGGTGTTTGTAAATTACTAGAATCTTCATCATGTTTATTTACTTGAAAATTTATATATGGGTAAGTAATAGACGTGTTACCATTAATGTATTTACTACTTAATAAGTAATTTTTACCGTAGTACTTATGCAAGTTTGTTGGCTCATCATTATAATTTGAAATACCATCAACAAAAGAAGCATATTCATATATGTTTTTAAAGCTGGTAAAAGTAGTACCAGTAAAGTCAAAAACTGTAGTTGTAGTCGCCTTTGGGTCTATTATTCCGTCAATAGTATAGCCTCTTTTTAACGCTAATCCGTTTGATTTAATAACTGGTTTTATATTATCTTTGTAACTATCATCATAGAATATTAATCTGTACGGTTGTGATTTTAAATCACTGTCATTTAGGTCAACCAATTTAAACTCTTGGGTCCCGAAGCTACCGTTAAGAATATTAAATCCGCTGTCGCTAGAAGGGTCTTTTTTAGTTAAAACACTAAGTTTAAAAGGTGTTGCACCTACTTGAGTACCATTTGTTATGCTTGGCAGCTTAGCTTTACTTCCGTTGTATTTATCAATGTCAATAAGACTAAGATAAACACCACCATCGTTTGGTTTTTTAATTGGATAATAATTGTTAACCGTATCTGAAGTATTACTAGCTTGATAGTTAGTCACGAATACGGTTGCTGGTGGGTCTATCGCCTTATTCGCTAAAGAATCTGGACCAAGTATCCAATCATTACCAATAAAGTCTCTATTTATTGGTATTACACTAATATCTTGAACGCCATTTATGGTTGTAATATAGTTGTATTCGTAGTCACCATTATCGTTTTTAGTTAATACTTTGGTATCTAAATTGTTTATTATATTACTAATGTTTATATAAGCATCTTTATCATATTTGCTATTACCAGAGCTTAAATTACCGTTTAGGATTTTAAATATATTCCTATTCTTCAATTGATTAAACACAGCGTCTGCTTCAATATTTGCTAAGTTATTTATTTCAGCGTCTGTTAGTGTAGCATTTGCATAACCTAATACCAAAGAAGCTCTTAGCATCACAAGAAGAATAACTTCTTCTGGTGTGTTACCTTCTATCCTAGCATAGGGTTCTTGATTAACAAAAAATGCAGTATCTATTGGGTTTAATGGATACCAATTTTCAACAACATTGTTTATTAGGTCTTCATATTTCTTGGATTCAGCATATTGAGTAAGGAAGGCTTTTAGTAAATCATCAACAAACTTTAATTCAGTTATAGCGGATGGATTTGTAAGTCCTGGCGCATTTCCTAAATAGTCTTCGGTATAACCATTACTATCATCTTTTTTTCTATAGTCTGGCCATGGGTAGTATTTTACTTCCATTGGCGAATTTGAATTTTGAGGAATCGCTGGTGTTAATGAACCAATATCGGTAGAGTTTGCATCTTTAAATACTTTTTTAAGTTCATCTAGTCTAGCTTTTGATGTTTCAGCCTCCTTAGACACTTGCCAAATAATACCAGCAAATACTTCTATTGCAGTTGTAAATATGTTAATCATATTTCTAACCGTAGGGTCAAAACCAATATCATTGCTTATTTCATTTCTAAGCGATTGAGCTAATGCTAACTTATGACCTTGTTGCTCTTTAGTTATATTATTTTTCTGTTCATTAACCCTATTAATAATATTTGTATTTATGTATAAGTTAAATGGTTTTTTATCTGATATAGAATAACCATTTTGTTTCAAATACGCTAAAACTGAAGCCGTGGTCGTATCATCAAGTGATGTAGAAGAAGATGTTAAACCAGAAATCGTTATATTTGGATAATAATCATTTTGAGGTATTGAAAAATCGTTGGTTTTTAATTGTAGGTTTGCATCGACAGTTTTATTATAGTCTTCAATTAGGGTTTTAATATTGGTGTTATAGTCTTCGATAAAAGAAGTACCGTCTTTGCTTTTCTTTTCTACATTGTCAATATTTGCAATGAAATATGGGTATTC